ATAATGATTTAACAGATGCTGATTTGGAGCTGTTAATTTATTTTGACTGCATGGAATTCTTTACAAAACAAGATTATAAGATAGGTACTTACGCATATAGTTGGGATAATAAACGCTGGAACAATTTGTTGAAAGAGGGTTGGATTGTGGTATGGAGACCCAGAAACCACACAACGCAAAAATATAACATATATAAAGTTTCATTTAAGTGTAAACAACTGATAAGCAGAATGTACCGTATAATGCTTGGTAAAGAAGATATACCGACGAGTAGCCGAAATACTATAATGAGTGGTAAAACATACACAGATACAGTATTAATTACTGCAATAGAAAATACTAACAAAGATAAAACAAGACACAGTTATGATAAATGACGTATACAACAACCAAGCTGTAGATATTATGGCAGGAGAACCCGTACCGGGTAACCCTAGAACTATGCAGCAAACCGGTATTAACCCACAAGCATTTTCAAACCCAGCAACAATACAAAATATGTTTGGGCAACAAAATCCGGGAACTTTCACAAGATCTTTAGGTATGACTCCGCCGGTTGGAGTAGAGCAACCAATAACACCAACTTACGACTTATCAAACCAATAATTATGAATTTAAACGAACAAAAACTTAAAACAGCTGAACACGATAGAGAGGCTGCTTTATCTGGATTAGGAGCAAATGTATTATGGGATGGTCCATTAGATACTACTGGTTTACCAAAAGGTAAAGGGTCTAGTAGCGGTAAAGATGGTATTATACTTAATAATATTAAACCACAATATAACGGAGAGCCAATTACGCAAAGAGCAAAACCTAAATTTTAAACTATGTCTTTAGATCTAGTAAAAAAGAATAGTAATTCTCCTTTTCAATTACAAAGAAGTATTGTAGATCAAGGCGGTAGCGGAGGCGCTTATGAATCAGGTGGATTTAATCCGGATATGGTTTATAATAACGACGCAGCCAATGCTGCTGTTGAATCATTAGGAAAAGTAATCGGAGCAGCTATATCTTCAAGAACAGCGGCTGATAATAATGCCTCTGATGTTAAAACAAAAGAAAGGTTAGATAAAAAAGAAAAGTCAATTAAAGATAATTCTTGGAAAAATCTTGATAATGATAATACAGCAAAAAGAGAGAGAGCTCAAAGAAAACTTGATAGAATAGATAAAAGACAAGAAAGAGTAGAAGGTAGGATAACTGATTACAACAAGACTATAAATCCATACGCTACATCTACATTAGGTACTGATTTAAAAATTAAGGCAGAGCCAAAGAAAGAAGTTGCAAAACCTTTAGAGAACAAATCTGCATTTGATTACAACAAAACATTGTCAAATTCTCAAGTGGCTGACAAGTTTAAAAATTTTTGGAAAAAATAAATAAAAATAAAAGTATTATGGCAATTAAAAAGAAAATTGTAGAAAAAGCAACTGGAGAAAAATATGCATCAAAAGCTGCAATGAAAAAACACGAAAAGACAGAATCAAAAGCAGAAATGAAAAAAGAGTATGGTAAAGTTAAACCTGCCGCAAAACAAATGAAGTCTCCTGCTAAAATGAAAAAATGCTAATATGGCATTTATAATGAAGGGATCTCCGTACAACGCGGTTAATACCCCTATTTATAGTGTTGATATGGATGACAACGTTTTAGGTATGGCTCAGAATAATGGAACTATACTTATAAACAAAAATGTTTCTCCATTAGAAATAAAAAAAAGCAAAACAGTTGAGCACGAGATGGTTCACATTGACCAAATGAAAAGGGGTGATTTGAATTATACTGATTCTCATGTTTTGTGGAAAGGTAAAAAATACTCAAGAGCATCTATGAAAGAAGGCAGCAAAAAGTTACCTTGGGAAGTAGAAGCTTATAAAAAGCAGTAATTACACGTAATACTAATAATAAATAAAAACATAAAATGGCATTCACGCAAAAACCAGGAAGGACTCCGTTTTTAAAAACAGGAAATGGATTACCTTCTCCACTTAATATGATCGGAGAAAAAGGCAACAAATCAGGATATGATCCTAAAACATCACCAGTACCTAACACAGAGAATAAAGGTAAATTTGAAAAAGTATTAGACAGAACAAAAACTAATATTTTTTTAAGAGGAGGAGATAAACAAATAATTAAGTCTGCTAGAATTGGATCAAAGGCTGCTGAAGCTATAGAGAGCGAATATAAAAAAGTAAAATCCGACACAGAATCTAGAAGAAAAGAAAACACAAATTTCTTAGAATCTAGAATGACTACTGGAGAAACAGCAGATAAAAATATTAAATCTCCTATGAAACAAAAAGTTAGTAAAAAGATTGCTTACGATATTAAAGAAGCTAGCAATCAAAAATTGAAACCTAGCGCTAGAAAGAATTATGCAGAGAATGCTCAAGCTGCTATGAAAAATAAAAAGAAAAAATAATAACTATAACCAATTAAATTAAATAAAATGTCAGAAACAAAAAAGATTACAGCAGAACAATTAGAGAAATTATTAAACAACCAAAAAGAACTTAATACTATATTAGTTAATGTTGGGGTTTTAGAATCTCAAAAACATGGTTTATTGCACCAATTAGCGGATGTTAATAAAGAAAGCGAAGAATTCAAATCTGAATTACAGGCTGAATACGGATCTATTAATATTAATTTAGAAGACGGTTCTTATGTTGAGGTTGAAAACAACGAAGAAGAAGCTGCTAAACTTGATGTAGTGTAATAATGGATGCTGTTATTAGAAAAATAAGTATTGGCACGGACTATAAAAACGAGGCAATGCACTATTCCATCGGACAGCAAGTGTACGGAGGTCATGAGATTGCTTATATAAAGTCAGATCAAAAAGATTCTTCTTATAACATATATATAAAAAAAGGAGATGAAGTCATGCCCTGGAAGAAATTTAATTCCAACATGGCTATCTCCGTTGAATACGATTTGGAATATTAATGAACAGTGTATTTAATTTTATCGTTAAGCCAGTTGGTGATAGATACGATAATAAAATTAAAGTAGACGGCAAAGAGCTTATACTAAATACAAAAATAGAAAGTTTTAAATCTGTGAATAACTTAGCGGAGGTAATATCTACCCCGCTAGCTTATTCAACTAATATAAAAGTAGGTGATATTATTGTTATACATCATAATGTTTTTAGAAGATTCTATGACATACGAGGTAATCAAAAGAATAGTAGAGCGTATTTTATGGATGATTTATACTTTTGTGATCTGGATCAAATTTATTTGTATAAGTCGAATGACAAATGGCAAACAGTTGGAGACAGATGTTTCATAAAGCCATTAAAAAATACCGATCATTTAAAGCTTGATAAAGAACAAAAGCTTATTGGTATATTAAAGTACGGAAATAACTCCTTAGAAGAGCTTAAAATAAGCGAGGGAGATCTTGTCGGGTATACTCCTTATGGTGAATTTGATTTTATCATAGAAGGGGAACGCCTTTATTGTATGAAATCTAATGATATTGTAATTAAATATGAATATAAAGGAGACGAAGCAAGCTATAATCCAAAGTGGGCACAAAGCGGTTCTTGAGTTAATAAAGGTAGCTGAAGAGGCAATACTAGATAATGGCGAAGATGATTTGTCTGCTGATAAATTAAAGAATGCTGCTGCGACTAAAAAGCTAGCAATATTCGATGCGTTTGAAATACTCAGTCGTATTGAAGAAGAAGAAAAGTTATTAGTTGAAGGTGAAAAAGAAGCGGAAGTTAAGGTGTTTAAAGGGTTTGCAGAAGGGAGATCTAAATAATGTACGAGCAAACACTATATAAAATAGTGCCTGACTATATAAAGTCAAGTGTTATTAAACAGAACAATCGCTTAAACAAGTGGAAATATGGATATGATAAAGACCATGATGTGGTTGTTATTAGTAAAACTGGAAAGATTGGTGAGATTGTTGAGATCCAGAATTTAAAAATAGCATTACCATTAGTAGAAAACGCTTATTCAAGATCTGCTAAAAAAGAAGAACAGTATTGGGAGCAAATGGACTACCCAAAAGAGATAAGTAAAATAAAAAGCACATTCGATTGGAATAAACAACCAGATTCTTTTAAGGATAGATGGTATGATTACATCGACAATGAGTTTAAATACCGGGAAGAAGGTTTATTCTTCTATAACAATGGAACTCCAACTTATATAACAGGTACACATTATATGTATTTGCAGTGGAGCAAGATTGATATTGGAGCACCTGATTATAGAGAATCAAATAGATTATTCTTTATATTTTGGGAAGCTTGTAAGGCAGATGCAAGATGTTACGGGATGTGCTATTTGAAGAATAGACGTTCTGGATTTTCATTTATGTCATCTTCTGAATTGGTAAATCAAGCAACTATATCTAGTGATTCCAGATTTGGTATATTATCAAAGTCTGGAGCTGATGCCAAGAAAATGTTTACAGATAAGGTTGTGCCTATATCTATTAACTACCCATTCTTTTTTAAACCTATCCAAGATGGTATGGATAGACCGAAAACAGAATTAGCATACAGAATACCAGCATCTAAATTAACAAGAAAGAAGTTAGACTCTAACGACAAAGTTGAAGAGATGGATGGTCTGGATACAACTATTGACTGGAAAAACACAGGAGATAACAGTTATGATGGTGAAAAATTAAAACTGTTAGTTCATGACGAGAGTGGTAAATGGGAAAAACCGGATAACATATTGAATAACTGGCGCGTTACAAAAACATGTTTGCGTTTAGGATCAAGAGTTATCGGTAAATGTATGATGGGTTCTACCTCAAATGCTTTAGACAAAGGAGGAGAAAATTTTAAAACACTTTATTACAATTCAGATGTTACGAAAAGAAACCGCAATGGACAGACTAGTTCAGGATTATATAGTTTGTTCATACCTATGGAATGGTCGTACGAGGGATTCATTGATACTTATGGCTTACCTGTCTTCGACACTCCAGAAAAACCAATCAAAGGAGTTGATGGAAACGAAATAGAATACGGTGTTATTGAACACTGGCAAAACGAGGTAGATGGTTTGAAATCTGATCAAGATGGATTAAACGAATACTACCGTCAGTTCCCAAGAACAGAACAACACGCGTTTCGTGACGAAACAAAACAATCCTTATTTAATCTTACAAAAATCTACGAACAAATAGATTACAACGAGGATCTAAGAAATACCGATGTAGTAACCCGCGGAAGTTTTCAATGGGAGAACGGTATTCCTGATACAAGAGTTATATTCTACCCTAATAAAGACGGTAGATTTTTAGTTTCTTGGATACCTCCTGTTCATTTACAAAATAGAGTTATAGTTAAGAACGGCGTTAAATATCCTGGCAATGAACATTTAGGTGCTTTTGGATGTGACCCTTATGATATATCTGGAACAGTAGATGGCAAAGGATCTAACGGAGCATTAAGTGGACTTACTAAATTCTCTATGGAAGATGTTCCACCTAACACATTCTTTTTAGAATATGTAGCTAGGCCTCAAACTGCAGAGATATTCTTTGAAGAAGTATTAATGGCTTGCATATTTTACGGCATGCCAATACTAGCAGAGAATAACAAACCAAGATTATTATTTCATTTTAAACGAAGAGGATATAGAGGTTATTCAATGAACCGTCCTGATAAAGTTTGGAATAAACTATCTATAACAGAAAAAGATATTGGAGGAATACCAAACTCAAGTGAAGATATAAAACAGGCTCATGCTGCTGCAATAGAATCGTATATAGAAGATTTTGTTGGTTTCACTGAAAATGGATTTGGTAATATGTATTTCAATAAAACTTTAAATGATTGGTCTAGATTTAATATAAATGATCGAACAAAATATGACGCTGCTATCAGCTCAGGATTAGCTATTATGGCGTGTAACAAAAGTAGATATGCACCATCAGCACCTGTAAATAGACAGGCATACAACTTAGGAATTAAAAAATACGACAATACAGGTTCTTTATCAAAAATATACTAAATGAATATATACACAAATACAAATAGCGCTTTTCCAAGTCAGGTGGTACCGGATGCAGTTAAGGCTTCTGAGGAATATGGCTTACAAGTATCTCGTGCTATAGAGCAAGAGTGGTTTGACCAAGGCCGTACTACTCAGAACAGGTATTTATCTAATTGGAATAACTTTCATCAATTAAGGTTATATGCTAGAGGAGAGCAGTCTGTACAAAAATATAAAGATGAATTAGCTACAAACGGTGATATTTCATACTTAAACTTAGATTGGAAACCGGTGCCTATCATATCTAAATTTGTGGACATCGTTGTTAATGGTATGTCACAAAAAGGATACGATATAAAAGCATACGCTCAAGATCCTGAGTCATTAAAATCTAAAACAAATTACGCGCAATCAATTCTAAGGGACATGTATGCGCAAGACCTTATTGCAAAAGCAAATGCTTTAACCGGAGAGAACTTACAAAATTCACCGTTAGCTAAAGACGAATTGCCGGAAACAAAAGAGGAATTAGAATTGCACATGCAACTTAACTACAAGCAGTCCGTAGAAATTGCAGAAGAGGAGGCTATCAATAATACATTGGCTCAAAACAAATGGGATGAGACCAGACGTAGATTAAACTATGATCTAGCCGTATTAGGTATTGCTTGTGCTAA